TAAATCAAATTTATTTTCTCCAAAATAAATAGCTCCTCCTTCAGGTTTAGAGGGAGTGGGAGGTGTATTTTCATGTATCGCTTTAATAACATAATCAGTAGCGAACCTGTAATTTAGGTCTGGAGTATCCACAGAGAAGTGGTGTGAAGGTATTCCAGGGATAGTATTAGCATTATATGCAGGGTCATTAAGAACAGCTGATTCAGTAGCTATAAGGTAATAAATCATTCTAGGAAGAAAGCACTCCCACGTTTCATTAATGTTTTTCGCTGCATCTACTTTTTTGCCAGGAAAAACTAAATCTATAGCATCTTCTAAAGCTCTTTTAGTACCTTTGCTTTTATACAGATAAACAGCTTTTCTTAATTGAGCTCTCCACCTATCAGCATCTCCAGTCATTAATTGCCATCCTATAAGAGAAGCTAAGTAATGTAAGAATTGAGGAGGGCATCTTTCTATATCTAATAAGTCCCCTAGTTCTTCTATTACTAGGTTGACATCGTAAAACCCAAAGCTAACAGCTTGTAGGAATTTTTCAAAAGCTCCTCCTGCTACCTGTCTAGCCTCAAAGCTTCCATTGGTTAAATATAAATCTAGGTAGTCATCTAATGTTGTGGAAGTTTCGTCAGCTTGCTCATACCATACATCTACTAATGTTTTTAAGTTATCAAGTTGTTGGTTTCCGGATGCGAACGTTAATCCGGTAACTTCCGTGTTGGACTTTCCTAATAACGGAGGTAAATATTCCGTGGCTGAGGCTCCGACGGCTCCGGTTACGTCTCTATTTCTCCATAAATATTCAAATAGTAGTTTTACACCATCACCTTCCGTGAAAGTGTGGTTGTCATAAATTTGCATCATTCCAGATACAACCGCAGCTGAAGGGTCAAATCCATTTGTAGGACCTTTGGAATTTAAAACGTATAACCAGGATAAATTTTGAAATAGGTAATTATGTACCTTTGGAAGGCTGTCTATAGTAGAATCTACATAAGTTTCTACTCCCTCTTGAAACTCTGTCGTTGGT